AAAGAACGTGATAGAGTTGTACCAGATTCAATACTTTTTCAGTCACATCAAAAGGCAGCCATGAACATGTTGCAAAGAATAAAATCTATGGCGCTTGGTAATAGAACAGGTGTTGGTAGAAAGTACGTTGATGGACAAGTACACGTTATTTTAAACAATAGAGAAAAGACAATCTTCCACCCCGGATACGAAGGCAAAGCAGTGAAAGATTTTGCTTACGTTACGATTAAGAAGAGTGGACAAAACTATTTAAAAGATACTGATATACTAGCTACTGTTATACGATGGGTTCTACAAAACTCACCACTATCACCTCAGAGTGTCAGTGCTTTAAAGAGAAGGTTTAAATTATAATGTTAAACTTTGCAAATTATTTAGAAGAACAAAAAACAAAAGTTAAGATACCTAATAAAGGTGATCTAGCTGAAGCTATTTTAGCGTGTGGTGTTGCCGCCAAGTTTAATAATCCTGATTCTGTTGTTACTAAAACAGCTATAGAAAAAATGTTAAGTAGAGTCTTAGCAACTAGAAAAACACAGCTTGAAAGAGATGATAAAGTATCAGCTAAAACAACTGTAAAAGTTTCTGATACAATAACTCTTAGTGTTGGTATAAGAAAAAGAGAATGGGACTTTATATCAGATAAAAGAAACTGGGAGCTAATAGATTGGCAATTTGATTCTGTTGCAAAATATTGTAATACATATAAGAGAATAAAACGATATTCTCAGATGCTATACAGAAACAATAAAGAGAATAAAATTGTCGTAGATGCTGATGGTTTGACAGATCAGAAAGGAACAAAAGCTGATATAAAAGTAAAGATTGATAATAAAGTTGTTAACATGCAGATGTCACTCAAAGTGACTGGTGGTGATCAGATTGGACAAATGTCTGGTGTACCATTTGATAAGCAAGTAAAACTATTTGAACTTCTCGGTGTTGATGTTACACCAGCTAGAAAAAAATATGATGAACTAATTAATAAAGTAGATATAGGACTTGCCTTTACACATAGAGATGAAACAAAAACAGGTTTAGGTAGACAAATACACCTTGCGGTAAGAGAAGCAAATCTTGTTGTACACAAAGAAGCAAAGAAACAATTAGATGCTAAAATGGAAGCAAAAGATGCAAAGTTTATTGATCAAGTAACAGACTTTTTAAGAAAAGCCGCCACTGGTAATGATCCTACTATTGAAGTAGTTAAGTTGAGTACAAAAGGTTTTAAGAGAGCAAAGTTTGGAAAAAAATATGTTCAGAATGTAAAAGATGCAATGCCTCATTTAAAAGTAGATGTCAACAAACAACCTGAAGGCGATGCAGAAACAGTTATATATGATAGTAGAATAGGTAAATCAAATAGTGCGGCGGCTCGACTTTTTAAAATAAGAGGTAAAATAATTTTTGAGTCTAAAACAACAAAAACAGAAGGCTATCATTTAAAAATTTACGTAAGAAATCTGATAGAGTCAGGCGACTTGATGTTTGACTTAGCATCAGATTTATAGGAGATAACATGGCAGAAGAATTTTTACAAGAAATAAAAGAAGCTAAACATACAGATGATCCTCATGACTCTGCAAGTAAAGAAGCACTTGATGGATATATTGAGATTGACAACTTCAATAATAAAAATCAAAAGAAGGAAGTCAAAGGAATGATATACAAGGATAGGAAATGGGTAGAAGTTGATGAAAAACTTCCTAGGAATAAATGATTTTATATGGTTCTTCGGGGTTGTCGAAGACCGTAATGATCCTGTACAACTCGGAAGGTTGCGTGTCAGGTGTTATGGTTGGCACACCGATGATAAGAACCAAATACCTACTGACAGTCTTCCATGGGCAGTCCCTATCCAAGATGTCACTTCCGCAGGCGTCAGTGGAAAAGGTAAATCGCCTACGGGAATCGTTGAGGGATCGTGGGTTATTGGATTCTTCGCAGACGGAAAGAAAGCACAAGAACCATACATAATGGGAACAATTGCTGGAGCGCCTAAGTTCACAGCAGATACATCGAAAGGGTTCTATGATCCAAATGGAGTATATCCTAAATATGTTGATGAGAGCGATGTCAATAAACTTGCAAGAGGCACTAATACTATTACTATTGATGCTGACAGCACTATTGGAGCGCCTGAAGCGTCTTACAAAGCCGAGTATCCGTTCAATCATGTAACAGAAACTGAGAGCGGACATATCATTGAAATAGATGATACGAAAGGTAAAGAACGAATAAATGTTCTTCACAAGTCTGGTACTTTTGTAGAAATACAGCCTAGTGGTGATGTAGTCATACAACAGAAGAATGGTTTCAAAACAGTAACAGGTAACGATAAGATACATGTCACAGGTAACATGGACTTCTTTGTTGACGGCGATGTTAACTTTAATACAAGAGGTAACTTCAATCTCACTACTTTTAAGAATGTTGATATCAAATCGAAACGAATAGATTTAAATAGTAATTTTGGTAATATATACTCACCAGAACTTATTGATGATCCAGTAACATTTGAAACTAACATTGTAAAAGTTAAACCTGAAGATGTACCACCAGATCACCCTGACAATCCAGAACAAGTAGAACCATCTGATACAGACTATGTACCTCAAACACCAGCTACTTGTGGTGCAGAAGATAACCCACATAGAAATCCTTATGATGTAGCAAATCAATTACTAGCTGAAGGTGGTTGGAAAGAAACAGGTAACAATCCTAAGATTAAATTTCTTTGGGACGAGATTGGTTATAACGGATCTCAGTATGCTGATCAAACTGCGTGGTGTGCTGTATTTACTGGTGCTGTTCTCAAGCGTTCAGGAAACAAGTATATAAAAACTGCATCATCTCAAGCATACGCTGGATATGGTAAAGAAGTTTCTATTGACGAACTCAAGCAAGGTGATATAGTAGTATTCTTTAGAAAGTCTAGAAGTTCTGGTTTGGGACACGTAGGTTTTGCAACAGGTAATAAAACTGATAAAACTATAGAAGTGCTTGGTGGTAATCAAGGTAATACACTAAGCGTAAGAAGTTATCAACTTAGCAATCCTGCAAAAGGTTTTGGTTTAAGAACAATTAGAAGAGCAGTCTCTTGTGGTGATGGTGAGACAGAAGCACCTAATGCAACTGATACAAGTATAGCAGAATCATCAGGTGTAGGAGGCGCAGTAACATAATGGCAGGTGTAGTTAGAGCAACATTAGATAAGAATGTCAAGCACTTAGATCCGTTGACACCATTACCTCTTCATCAAACACCATATACTAAATCAGGTGCTAATGTGTTTGTAAACGGTGAGCCTGCTATTGTTGTAGGTGATAAAACTGTATGTGGTGATGAAGCAGTAGTAGGATCTAATAATGTTTTTATCAATGGTAAAGCTGTACACAGAAAAGGCGATGCTACGAAAGGACATGATAAGTTTTTACCTAGCACTGCCGAGACAGGTTCGGAAAATGTATTTGTAAATGGTGAATAATAGTTATAAATAGACAATAGTATTTTATCATTATATTAAGGAAGAGTCAAGTGAATTATCATGATAGTTTGTTAAATCTTTTTGATACGTACATTACAGAGAGCGAGAAGTTTGAAAAAGGAAATAAGTCTGCTGGTACAAGAGCGAGAAAGGCTCTAGCAGAGATATCTAAAATCTGTACTGCGAGAAGAAAAGAAATACAAGAGAAAAAGAATGCCTGAAACTAGTCAAGTCATATACAGCGATTTCGATAATCAGTTTATCACGAATCCTATTACCAAATCTTTAAATAAAAAAGTTAATAGAGATGCAGTTAAACAGTCTGTAAAAAACTTGATATTGACTGATTTTGGTGAACGTCTTTTCGATGCTGATATAGGCTGTAGTATTAGAGGATATCTGTTTGAACCTTTTACTGCGTATTTACAAGATCAGATAAAAGAAGCTGTTTTTAATACAATACGCAACTATGAACCAAGAGCTAACGTAATTGATTGCTTGGTAGAAGATAGAATAGATTTAAATGCTATATCAATCACTGTAGCATTTGAAGTAAATAACGATGCAGAAGCAGTCGTTTTAGATGTAATTTTAGAAAGAGTAAGATAACATGTCCGCTAACACATACTTAAACGTAACTGAAGTAGATTTTGCTGATATCAAATCTAATTTAAAATCATACTTACAATCACAAACTCAGTTCAACGATTATGATTTTGAAGGTAGTAATATGTCAGTGTTGTTAGATGTACTTTCATATAACACACACTATAATGCATTTTATACTAACATGCTTGCAAATGAAATGTTTTTAGATACAGCACAACAGCGTGACAGCGTAGTATCAAGAGCAAAAGAGTTAGGTTACATAACACGTTCTGCGAGAGGTGCGAGTGCAAATGTAACACTTACATTTACTGGTGTGTCTAATGCTATATCAGAATTTGCATTACCTAAAAACACAACATTCACTACAAGCATAAATGATAGAACATTTACTTTTGTTACTCCAGAAACAAACATAGTTAAAAATATATCAAACGCATTTTCAAAAGCGATAACAATTACAGAAGGTACACCAGTCACACAAGAGTTCACTGTAAACGATGCATCTCCTATAAAATATGTTATACCTAATGAAAATGTAGATACAAGAAGTATTCGTGTCACAGTAAAAGAATCTGCAAGTTCTTCTGCGAATACAATTTACACACAAGCGACAAATATACGTGAAGTAAATAATCAATCGGCTGTTTACTATTTACAAGAAACCCATGACAAACAATACGAAATATTATTTGGTACTGGTTCTCTCGGTAAGCCTGTAGTAAACGGAAATGTAATACAAATTGAATATAGGGTATGTCATGGTATACAGACAAACGGCGCTAATACTTTCTCTATTGATAGTTTATCAGTTACTCCTAGTTACACAAGCGTTAGTCTCTCAGTAAACTCAGTTGCGAGAGGCGGAGTAGAAATAGAAAGTGTTGACAGTATAAAGTTCAACGCACCAAGAAATTTTAAAATACAAAATCGTGCAGTTGTTGCAAAAGACTTTGAAAGAATAATATTAAATGAGAATACTAATCTATCATCAGTTATAGCTTTTGGTGGTGAAGAAGCAGAGCCTGCCCTTCATGGAAAAGTTTACATAGCAATTAAACCTCAAGGTGAATTAATACCAACAGCTACATTAAAAGATGAAATAAAAAATTCTATCAAGACTAGAACAATGCTTGGTATTGATCCAGTCATAATTGATCCTACTTATCTATATGTTGTTCCCACTATCACAACATACTACGATACTCTCAAAGCAAACATAGGTTCAGGTGCGATACAAACATTGGTACGTGATGCAATAGTAAACTTTTCAAAAGTTAATTTAGAACAGTTCGGACAAAAATTAAGATACTCTAGATTTGTTCGTAGCATAGATAATACAAATGAAGCTATACTCAACAACGAAGCAGAGTTTGAAATACAAAAAAGATTTGTACCTAGTACTACTACTTCAAGTCTTGTAGAGTTGCAGTATCATAATGCACTACAGCCAAGTTCAATATCATCTACAGCATTTACTTTCAATAATTTTATTTCACGATTAGATGATGATGGTTTGGGTAATATCAGAATTTTTAGATTTAATGAACAAAAACAAAAAGTATTTGTAAATTCTACAGCTGGTACAGTAGATTACAGCACAGGTAAAATATTCATTAATAATTTTATTGTTTCTGCTTTTGATGGTATCGAAATAAAAGTAAATGCTAATCCAGCGAATAAAGATATTGTACCAGTAAGAGAACAAATTTTAATTATATCTTCTGCCGATGCAGTAATTAATACACAAGCAGAGGTTAGTAATTAATGGCACTTGATGCAAAACTATCAACGCTAATAGAAAATCAGTTTCCTGCTTTCTACAAAGAAGAAGGTCCGAAGTTTCTTGCATTTATCAAAGCGTATTATCAGTATCTAGAAACTACTGGTAAACAGCAAGATATTCAAAGAAACTTAAAAAACTATAAAGACATTGATGATACATTAGAAGAGTATCTACAGTATTTTCGTTCTGAGTTGATGCCTGAAATACCTAACGATGCACTTGCAGATAAAAGATTACTTGCGAAGCGTATCAAAGATTTGTATACAACAAAAGGTACAATTGATTCATATAAGTTATTATTTAAAATATTATATGATGAAGATGTAGAGATAAACTTTCCAGCAGATCAAATGCTCAAAGTATCTGATGGTGATTATAGAATAGACAGATACTTAGTTACTCATCATGATCCTAGAGCATATACTCTCATAGGTAAAACAATTAAAGGTTCTGACAGTCAAGCAGAAGCATTGGTAGAAGATGTTAAAAGACTTGTAGCTAAGAACAGAGATATTGATCAAATACTTTTATCAAACGTAAAAGGTTCTTTTAATCATTTAGAAGCGATACAAATAAAAGACAAACCAGGAAGCTATGCACCAATAGTTGAGTGTGGTATACGTCAAGTTACTGTTACAACAGGCGGTGGTGAATATCGAAAAGGCGATATTGTAGATATCATATCTGAAAAGACTGGTGCGTTTGCAAAAGCTGTTGTTGTCAATACATCAGATTTACAAAGTAAAGTTAACTTCAATATTGTAGATGGTGGTTCAGGCTACGTATCAAGTGAAGATAATGAAGGAACACTAATAGAGTATATTGGTGGAGATGGTACAGCACCTGCGAGTTTCAAAATATTTGCTGGTGATTTGACTGATACATTTTCATTGAGCTTATGTTTAAATAAATTTGCTTCAAATACTGTTTTTGGTGATAGTTCACCTAGAGTTAGATATGCAGATAATTCACTAGGTGTTATGAACAGTCATGCAAACACTTTACTGTGTTCACCTGACTTTGGTTTTAGAGAAGGTAGTGAAGCATTAACATCTTCAAAAAATTTTAGAACAAATGCAAACGCTGTCATAGTTCTTGAAAATACTAGTGATCCAGGTGTTGTCGTTGGTGACAGTTTATTTGGTGCAACTTCTTCTGCAAATGCTACTGTTGTAGGAATTAGAAGAACATATGATGCTACAGTAGATAATGTTATTCTTGCAGTTGATACTTTTAAAAACTTTCAAGCAAGCGAAACTGTAAAGAAAACAACATCTACTGGCGCAACAGTTGGAACAATAAAAGCAACTGATGGGTTCTTTGCAAACACAATAGGATATCATGTCATTCAAGTTGCTAACACTGATGGTGGTGGAGGTGTAACACAAGGCGATGAATTAGTAGGTATGTCAAGCGGTGCATTCGGTGTTGTAAAAAGAATATTAAATATTACTCCTGGAAACACATACGATCATAGTGGTAATGGTACTCCTGATAGAAAAGTTATTACTATGCAAGTGACATCAAACACTACATCAAATACAACAAGTCAATTTGATGCTGGACCCATGAAAGGCTTTACAGCACTAGAAGGTGTTCGAAAAGTGAATAGTAGTGTTGTTGTAGGAAATAATGTTTTACAATCATCTAACTCATCTATAGAAAACATTCATACTAGTTTAAACGATTCGTTAATATTTGCAAGTCAAACAATAGG